TCATTTGTCGATTTCAATTTTGTCCCATTCCCGTCCACGGCTGTCCCTATACCGCGCCGCCATTGAATCTGATTTATGCCCGAGAAGACGTTGAGCAAACTTATCGCCAGTCTGGTTCCGGTATAGCCTAGCTGACAGGCTACGCAGTTCATGGAATGTTGGCGGGTTTCCATCAAATGAGAGGCCAGATGCATTTCTCGCCTTTGTAAAATACTTTGATACTGTTTTCGGGGAAAGCGGATCGTGATGCTTTGATGCGATTATAGTTTCACTGCTGCTGGCCTCCCTGCATTTCTGTAGTGTATCAGCCAATGAGATATTGAGCGCGTCAATCGTTAGCGTTAGCGGAATGGCGAGTTTAGCCCCTGTTTTACTCTGTTTAATGTGAAGATGGTTGTCGTTTATGTCTGACCATTTCATTCTGCACAAATCGCCGACTCTCTGCCCTGTAACGACGGCCAAATCCATCGCCAGCCTTAGCCAGATAGGGAGAGGTTCGGCTGCATGGTAAATCTCGACATACTCATTAGCTGTCAGCCTTGAGCGCCTTACTTCTGACTTTGCTGTACGGGTTGCTGTTACCGGATTCGTTGCCACATGCCCCTCAGCTATTGCTTCACGAAAAACGTCAACAAGGGTTGACCTGATTAATTTTGCGGAAGCTGCTTTACCTTCTGCTACGTAGGTGTTTAGCATTGCTGCCACTTCTTTCGTTGATATGTCAGTGAGCGGTTTGTCCGGCAATTTTCTTCGGATTGCCCTGATTTTGCTGGCGTAGTCGAGTAGAGTTTTCGGCCTGATCCCCCTTTCGGTGAGGATTGTTTCATATCGGTCAAGCCACACATGAAGAGTGATTGCGTCACCGCCTTTAATTCTGTCTATTAGTGATTTGCGTCCGCTGTCTGAGAGTAATTCAATATTGGCCTGTATTGCTTCAGTGATTGCTATCCTCCTGTCTCGGCCTAAACCAAACTCTTTACCCGTCCTTGGGTCCCTGTAGCAGTAATATCCATTGTTTCTTATATAAAGGTTAGGGGGTAAATCCCGGCGCTCATGACTTCGCCTTCTTCCCATTTCTGATCCTCTTCAAAAGGCTACCTGTTACTGGTCGATTTAAGTCAACCTTTACCGCTGATTCGTGGAACAGATACTCTCTTCCATCCTTAACCGGAGGAGGGAATATCCTGCATTCGCGCACCCATCGACGAACTGTTTCAAGGCTTCTTGGGCGTCGCTGGCGAGCGTTCCACTCCTGAAGTGTCAAGTACATCGCAAAGTCTCCGCAATTACACGCAAGAAAAAGCCGCATTGATGCGGCGATGGTAGGTCTGGATATCATTGAGCAATGAACAGGCCTCATCGAGTGTGAGGCGGTGTAATTTCATGGTTAGTCCTTGCGTAGCTCGCTGATTCTTCTGTAAGTCTCTGGTGCTTTGTTTCCGTGTATCTTCATTTCAGACTTCAACAGAGCAACGAGGGAATCCCATTCGTTGAGGATTCCTTTGAATGCCGGAACGCGCTTTGCAACCTTGTTGAATGAATCTCTGATTTCTGGAATCTGCTCAACAAGTGCAACGCATCGTCTGAAATCGGCTGCGTCATGGGGAGCGCCGAAGTGATGACCATAGATATTCTTTTTCAGTCCACATGCGATTGAGGCAAGAGTTGCGCTACTGATGCCGACATCGCCAGTCGATTGCCATTTCAAAACCTTCATAGCCAAATCTGACATTTCTTGTCTCCAATAAAAAACCGCCATCAGGCGGCTTGGTGTTCTTTCAGTTCTTCAATTCGAATATTGGTTACGTCTGCATGCGCTATCTGCGCCCATAGCATCCAGTGGTCATAGCAGTCATTGATGTTCTCTGCTTCGATAACTCTGTTGAATGGTTCTCCATTCCATTCACCTGTGACTCGGAAGTGCATTTATCATCTCCATAAAACAAAACTCGCCGTAGCGAGTTCAGATATAATTTCCACCAAAGGCAGTAGTTGCTTGATGCTAAGAATTATTCAATACCTATTCCTGTAATATCTTTTATCTTTTTCCTTGCAAAGCCTTTTGCTAGTGATTTTGAAACACTCATAAGTGTACTAATTCCCTCATCCTTAAAGTTTGTTTTTATAGCTTGCCAGACATCCTTTTGACGTAAGTCAGCAATAAAATCATGCCCTCTTGCTGTCAACCTCAGTGGTACTTCGATCCAACTATATCCAACACCTTCCCCTAACGCTTTGGACATTATATGACCGAACCCAGGTTTTCCATCAACCCTGACTATTAATTCGTAGTCACATAATAATCGCATATGGAAAATAAAATCTTGGTCATATCTATTAAAGCCATTATCCTCTAGTTCACTAAGCATCGTGTCAGGGCCACGAGTTTTTTCGAATGCGATAAGTAGATCTTTTAGATATTGCTGGTCTAATTTCATTGCCGCCTCCGTGACATGTCACAGAGATTTATATCATTAATTTTGTTTCGTGCCAGCCTTTGGTCACCCAGCATTGTGAGTCACCATTACACGGGCATGAATTAACAGGAACTCTCTCGCCGCACTTACCGCAACGTTTTCTGCTGATCGATTTTATACGCCAGCGCACACGTGCATCATCCTGGCGGCGCGGATACTTCCGGTATCTTTTTACGCGATATTCCCCTTCAATGGCACATACAAGAAGAGAGCCATCCACAGGAGTGATTGAGGAATCGACAACCAGCAACGCTTAATTATCTATAGTGTCGTATTTGCTTCATAAAATATGGCGAATAACACAAAGCCCGCAGCAGCTCATTGTGCGGGCTTTTCTTATACCTACTTCCTAGAGATAATTCTATGGAGGCATTAAATCAATACTGTCATTGGTAATATCATATTATCTAAAAGTCTTTCCACTTTTAACATCTAGGTATATTCTGTTCGACAACGTCATTCCTCCGCAATATGTGAAATAGATGTTTTTACCCTTATTGCTTGATGCCATCCACCCTCCGATTTCCTTAAAATCGCTTTCCGTGCAGACCCCTTCATTTATTAACTTCCTAGCTGCCGAAGAAAACTCTTTTTTGTATATACGGTAGTCATCAGATCCTTTGATTAAAGTATCATCTCCGCTCGCATTTTCAGCAGGATCTGATGGCCTTTCACTGCTAAGATCACTAAGTTTAACCCATTCTGAAAACTTGCCATTAACGATTCCATTTTTTCTTGTGCAGGATTTATTACCTTCTTTAATATATTCGCTTTCCCCTCCAACACATGAGGCTGAATATGGCTCAGTTATACGAACCCATTCACCTTTTTTTTCTAGAAAATCTACGCCTTCCCTGAAAAATAGTTTCCCAGCCACTCCACATTTACTTGAAGGGCAGGTATGTCTTTCCGTTCGATCAACAACAACCCATAGTTTTGATTCATTTTTTGCCATTGCCGATGGTATTTGAGATGAGACAATTAACGTAAGCCCTAAAATTAGTATTGATTTTTTCATTGTAATTTCCTTTTACTTTTTACAAAGCGTTTAATCATGGCTGATTATCTCTAAGCGTAGTAACAGCCTTGTGCGAAACATGTTACCAAATCGCCATTTCAGTGTATCCGCAGTTAGGCTGCCACTTCAAGGATTCCTAATTACATGGTACGTAAGCGTAAAATCCCGTTGGTTGGCTGGTAATAACTCTGATCAAATCTCCCTTGTCTTTTGCTCTTACGTATGCAGCTCTTGTGTATTCAACCCAGGCCTCCAGTTCAGTAATACGCTTACTTCCATCCGAGATAACACCTTCTACTCACGCTGCTCGTTGAGTTTTGATTTTTGCTGTCTCCAGCTCAACACGCAGTTTCCCCACCGTTAGCGCAATATCCTCGTTCTCCTGGTCGCGGCGTTTGATGTATTGCTGGTTTCTTTCCCGTTCATCCAGCAGTGTCAGCACAATCGATGGTGTTACCAGCTCATGGAAAAGGTCCGCGTCAAATCCCCAGTTGTCATGCATTGCCTGCTCTGCCGCTTCACGCAGTGCCTGAGAGTGAATTACGCTCACTTCGAACCTCTCTGTTTACTGATAAGCTCCAGATCTTCCTGGCAACTTGCACAAGTCCGACAACCCTGAACGGCCAGGCGTCTTCGCTCATCTATGGGATCGCCACACTCACAACAATGAGTGGCAGATACAGCCTGGTGGTTCAGGCGGCGCATTTTTATTGCTGTGTTGCGCTGTAATTCTTCAATTTCTGATGCTGAATCAATGACGTCTGCCATCTTCCATTAATTCCTGAATTGTTGGTTAATACGCTTGGGGGTAAAGGCGAGCAATAAAAAAGGAGCCTGTAGCTCCCTGATAATTTTGCTTTTCATGTTCATCGTTCCTTAAAGACGCCGTTTAACATGCCGATTGCCAGGCTTAAATGAGTCGGTGTGAATCCCATCAGCGTTACCGTTTCGCGGTGCTTCTTCAGTACGCTACGGCAAATGTCATCGACGTTTTTATCCGGAAACTGCTGTCTGGCTTTTTTGATTTCAGAATTAGCCTGACGGGCAATGCTGCGAAGGGCGTTTTCCTGCTGAGGTGTCATTGAACAAGTCCCATGTCGGCAAGCATAAGCACACAGAATATGAAGCCCGCTGCCAGAAAAATGCATTCAGTGGTTGTCATACCTGGTCTCTCTCATCTGCTTCTGCTTTCGCCACCATCATTTCCAGCTTTTGTGAAAGGGATGCGGCTAACGTATGAAATTCTTCGTCTGTTTCTACTGGTATTGGCACAAACCTGACTCCAATTTGAGCGAGGCTATGTGCCATCTCGATACTCGTTCTTAACTCAACGGGAGATGCTTTGTGCATACAGCCCCCCCCCGTTTATTATTTATCTCCTCAGCCAGCCGCTGTGCTTTCAGGGGATTTCGGATAACAGGAAGGCCGGGAAATACCCAGCCTCGCTTTGTAACGGAGTAGACGAAAGTGATTGCGCCTACCCGGATATTATCGTGAGGATGCTTCATCGCCATTGCTCCCCAAATACAAAACCAATTTCAGCCAGTGCCTCGTCCATTTTTTCGATGAACTCCGGCACCATCTCGTCAAAACTCGCAATGTACTTTTCATCCCGCTCAACCACGACATAATGCAGTCCTTCACGCTTCATACGCGGGTCATAGTTGGCAAAGTACCAGGCATCTTTTCGTGTCACCCACATGCTGTACTGCACCTGGGCCATGTAAGCCGATTTTATGGCCTCGAAACCACCGAGCCGGAACTTCATGAAATCCCGGGAGGTAAACGGGCATTTCAGTTCAAGGCCGTTGCCGTCACTGCATAAACCATCGGGAGAGCAGGCGGTGCGCATACTTTCGTCGCGATAGATGATCGGGGATTCAGTAACATTCACGCCGGAAGTGAACTCAAAGAGGGCTCTGGCGTCGTTCTCGTACTGTTTTCCCCAGGCCAGCGCCTTAGCGTTAACTTCCGGAGCCACACCGGTGCAAACCTCGGCAAGCAGGGTGTGGAAGTAGGACATTTTCATGTCAGGCCACTTCTTTCCGGAGCGGGGTTTTGCTATCACATTGTGAACCTCTGAAGCGGTGATGACGCCGAGCCGTAATTTGTGCCACGCATCATCCCCCTGTTCGACAGCTCTCACGTCGATCCCGGTACGCTGCAGTATAATGTCCGGTGTCATGCTGCCACCTTCTGCTCAGTGGCTTTCTGTTTCAGGAATCCAAGAGCTTTCACTGCTTCGGCCTGTGTCAGTTCCGACGATGCGCGAATGTCGCGGCGAAATATCTGGGAACAGAGCGGCAATAAGTCGTCATCCCATGTTTTGTCCAGGGCAATCAGCAGAGTGTTAATCTCCTGCATGGTTTCATCGTTAACCGGAGTGATGTCGCGTTCCGGCTGACGTTCTGCAGTGTATGCGGTATTTTCGACAATGCGCTCGGCTTCATCCTTGTCATAGATACCAGCAAATCCGAAGGCCAGACGGGCACACTGAATCATGGCTTTATGACGTAACATCCGTTTGGGATGCGACTGCCACGGTCCGGTGATTTCTCTGCCTTCGCGGGTTTTGAATGGTTCGCGGCGGCATTCATCCATCCACTCGGTAACGCAGATCGGATGATTGCGGTCCTTGCGGTAAATCCGGCATGTGCAGGATTCATTGTCCTGCTCAAAGTCCATACCATCAAACTGCTGGTTTTCATTGATGATGCGGGACCAGCCATCAACGCCCACCACCGGAACGATGCCGTTCTGCTTATCAGGGAAGGCGTAAATTTCTTTCGTCCACGGATTAAGGCCGTACTGGTTGGCGACGATCAACAATGCGATGAACTGCGCATCGCTGGCATCACCTTTAAATGCCGTCTGGCGAAGAGTGGTGATCAGTTCCTGTGGGTCGACAGAATCCATGCCGACACGTTCAGCCAGCTTCCCTGCCAGCGTTGCGAGTGCTGTACTCATCCGTTTTATACCTCTGAATCAATATCAACCTGGTGGCGAGCAATAGTTTCAACCATGTACCGGATGTGTTCTGCCATGCGTTCCTGAAACTCAACATCGTCATCAAACGCACGGGTAATGGCTTTTTTGCTGGCCCCGTGGCGTTGCAAATGATCGATGCATAGCGATTCAAACAGGTGCTGGGGCAGGCCTTTTTCCATGTCGTCTGCCAGTTCTGCCTCTTTCTCTTCACGGGCGATCTGCTGGTAGTGACGCGCCCAGCTCTGAGCCTCAAGACGATCCTGAATGTAATAAGCGTTCATGGCTGAACTCCTGAAATAGCTGTGAAAATATCGCCCGCGAAATGCCGGGCTGATTAGGAAAACAGGGAAGGGGGGTAGTGAATGCTTTTGCTTGATCTCAGTTTCAGTATTAATATCCATTTTTTATAAGCGTCGACGGCCTCACGAAACATCTTTTCATCGCCAATAAAAGTGGCGATAGTGAATTTAGTCTGGATAGCCATAAGTATTTGATCCATTTTTTGGGACTCCTGGCTGATTAAGTATGTCGATAAGGCGTTTCCATCCGTCACGTAATTTACGGGTGATTCGTTCAAGTAAAGATTCGGAAGGGCAGCCAGCAACAGGCCACCCTGCAATGGCATATTGCATGGTGTGCTCCTTATTTATACATAACGAAAAACGACTCGAGTGAAGCGTTATTGGTATGCGGTAACGCCGCGCTCAGGCGGCTTTGATAGTCATATCATCTGAATCAAATATTCCTGATGTATCGATATCGGTAATTCTTATTCCTTCGCTACCATCCATTGGAGGCCATCCTTCCTGACCATTTCCATCATTCCAGTCGAACTCACACACAACACCATATGCATTTAAGTCGCTTGAAATTGCTATAAGCAGAGCATGTTGCGCCAGCATGATTAATACAGCATTTAATACAGAGCCGTGTTTATTGAGTCGGTATTCAGAGTCTGACCAGAAATTATTAATCTGGTGAAGTTTTTCCTCTGTCATTACGTCATGGTCGATTTCAATTTCTATTGATGCTTTCCAGTCGTAATCAATGATGTATTTTTTGATGTTTGACATCTGTTCATATCCTCACAGATAAAAAATCGCCCTCACATTAGAGGGCAAAGAAGATTTCCAATAATCAGAACAAGTCGGCTCCTGTTTAGTTACGAGCGACATTGCTCCGTGTATTCACTCGTTGGAATGAATACACAGTGCAGTGTTTATTCTGTTGTTTATGCCAAAGATAAAGGCTACCATCAGGCAGCCTTGTTGTTCTGTTTGTCAAGTTCTCTGGCAATCATTGCCGTCGTTCGTATTGCCCATTTATCGACATATTTCCCATCTTCCATTACAGGAAACATTTCTTCAGGCTTAACCATGCATTCCGATTGCAGCTTGCATCCATTACATCGTTTGAATTGTCCACGCCATTGATTTTTATCAATAGTCGTAGTCATACGGATAGTCCTGGTATTGTTCCATCACATCCTGAGGATGCTCTTCGAACTCTTCAAATTCTTCTTCCATATATCACCTTAAATAGTGGATTGCGGTAGTAAAGATTGTGCCTGTCTTTTAACCACATCAGGCTCGGTGGTTCTCATGTACCCCTACAGCGAGAAATCGGATAAACTCTATTCACCCCTACAGAGAGCAAAAGAGAAACGCCGATGAACAACTCATGGTGGCAGGAACTAATGCATTTTTTCCTGCAAGGAATGACACTTAAACAGTTGATTCATATGCTAATCATTCTGATCATATTGATTATTGTTATGCCGGTAAGCGTAAAAGAATGGATAAACCTGCATAATCCAGAAATCCTTCCTCATTACTGGATGTATTACATCCTGTTGTTTTGCGTTAGCTATGTGCTTAACGGCGTTGTTAATTCCGCTTATCACGCTGTGACTGAAAGAATTGAGGTATCCGCTGCTCAGAAGCGCAAATCTAAAGAAGAAAAATATGTGCAAGATTTGTTTGATTCATTAACTCTTGGAGAAAGAGCGTATTTGGCATTCGCTGTAGCCGCTAATAACCAGCTACAAACGGAAAAGGGAGCTCATGAATCAATTTCATTGCTCAAAAAAGGACTCCTCGTTCGAAGGCCTCCTGCTGTTGGATATCCTGATACCGACCGTTTCGTTATCCCTGAAAGCTATAGACATGAGTGCTACATTAGGTTTGCCGGGAAGGCAGACAGCCTTATGGATGAACTTATCGCTCAGGATAAGCATGGCAAAAACAAGTAATTAGCAAATGAATTTATCATCTCGCCGTCAGTTGTTTTGATTTCCGGTAGCCTGCCGCGTAAATGGCTACGTTTGGCAGGCAAATACTTCCACTGCATTCATCTGCCTTCTTGCAGCGAAGGCTTCCGAGTGATGCTGCTTTGTCTGCTCTGACGCAACCAGAGAGCTTTAGCGCAATTTTTCGCGCCAGTCGCTGTTCTTGCATTGCCTGCTCACGTTGAGCCTGTCTGCGTGCTCTGCGGCGATTTCTGGCGTTATCGTTAGCCAGATATGTAATGACTACTGCCATGTTGACCTCCGATGATTGACTTTGGCGGTGACGCGCCGGGTGCTTATCTTCCGGTTGCCGTCGTGCAGCTGCACTTCACGTCACCCCAAAGCCAACTACTCTTTGGTTCCCGCATTTCGGCGGGACAATCCCATCAATGTTAAAGAGCCTGCCAATCTGTTCCGTTTGGCTACCAGCGTCCTGCTGATGACTTAAATTTAAGATTTCTTTAATTGTTGGTCAAGGGTGTTTTTGAAGAAAACTTAAATTTTATTGCGAAGTTTAAGTTTTGCTTTGATTTTTAAAGGAAAGAAAAAAAGGGGCGAATGCCCCTTATGGAAGGTTTGCTATTTTTGCATCGACAACTACACCGATGATTTTGCAGTTCCCGTTGATCTCAATCATCGGATATTGTGGGTTAAGTGGTTTTAGAAACCTTCTACCAGCATCAATAACTAACTTCTTGAAAGTTGCCTCGTTTTCTCCTTCGAGCTTTGCCACTACCAGCTTCCCATTACGAGGTTCTACTTCAGGATCAACAAGTATTATCATCCCTTCCGGGATGCTAAGACCGGCTGGAGCCGTCATCGAATCACCCTTTACGTCCAGCCAAAACGAATCTTCTGAACAATCTACGGTTGTATCGTACCAGTTATCTATTGCACGCTTATGATATGGCTCTACAGCTTCCATCCAACATCCTGCGCTTACCCAACTAATTAGAGGATACGAACCTCTTGGATCATGCCTGCTGTGATAGGCAATGTTTGAAAGACTATCTTCTCCTTTCAACAAGTAATCAGGGGAGCACTGTAAAGCCTTGGCTAAAGCCAATAGGTTTTCGCCATTGGGCTCAGTTTCAGAACGCTCCCATTGGGAAATAGCAACATTAGACACGCCAACCATCTTGCCAAGGGCAGCCTGCCTAATCTTAAGTTCTTTTCTGCGAGCGCGAATACGCTCACCCATCAGTTGTGTATTCATAGTTAAGACATCTTAAATAAACTTGACTTAAGATTCCTTTGATAGATAATTTAAGTGTTCTTTAATTTGGTGGCGAGTCTATGTACAAGAAAGATGTTATCGACCACTTCGGAACCCAGCGTGCGGTAGCTAAAGCGTTAGGCATTAGCGATGCAGCAGTCTCTCAGTGGAAGGAAGTCATCCCAGAGAAAGACGCCTATCGACTGGAAGTCGTTACAGCTGGCGCCCTGAAGTATCAAGAAAGTGCTTATCGCAAAGCGGCATAAGCAAATTGCTCTTTAACAGTCATGGTCCTTATTCCCGCCGAAATGCGGGAATACAACGCGCATCAGTTGGTGCGTATAACTTCTTATTTGTTAAGGAAATACTTACATATGCAACTTACAAGTACTCGCAAGAAAGCGAATGCAATCACAAGCAACATCCTGAATCGAATTGCTGTACGTGGTCAGCGAAAGGTTGCTGATGCATTAGGGATTAATGAATCGCAAATTTCGCGATGGAAAGACAGCTTTATCCCAAAGATGGCCATGCTTCTGGCTGTGCTGGAGTGGGGTGTTGAAGACGAGGAATTAGCAAAGCTAGCAAAGAAAGTAGCCATGGTGCTGACAAAAGAAAAGCCTCAAGACTGCTGCAACAGTTTTGAGGCCTGATGTAGAAAGACTGGATCAATCCACAGGAGTCATTATGACAAATACAGCAAAAATACTCAACTTCGGCAGAGGTAACTTTACCGGACAGGAGCGTAATGTGGCAGATCTCGATGATGGTTACGCCAGACTATCAAATATGCTGCTTGAGGCTTATTCAGGCGCAGATCTGACCAAGCGACAATTTAAAGTGCTGCTTGCCATTCTGCGTAAAACCTATGGGTGGAATAAACCAATGGACAGAATCACCGATTCTCAACTTAGCGAGATTACAAAGTTACCTGTCAAACGGTGCAATGAAGCCAAGTTAGAACTCGTCAGAATGAATATTATCAAGCAGCAAGGCGGCATGTTTGGACCAAATAAAAGCATCTCAGAATGGTGTATCCCTCAAAACGAGGGAAAATCCCCTAAAACGAGGGATAAAACATCCCTCAAATTGGGGGATTGCTATCCCTCAAAACAGGGGGACACAAAAGACACTATTACAAAAGAAAAAAGAAAAGATTATTCGTCCGAGAATTCTGGCGAATCCTCTGACCAGCCAGAAAACGATCTTTCTGTGGTTAAACCGGATGCTGCAATTCAGAGCGGCAGCAAGTGGGGGACAGCAGAAGACCTGACCGCCGCAGAGTGGATGTTTGACATGGTGAAGACTATCGCACCATCAGCCAGAAAACCGAATTTTGCTGGGTGGGCTAACGATATCCGCCTGATGCGTGAACGTGACGGACGTAACCATCGCGACATGTGTGTACTGTTCCGCTGGGCATGCCAGGACAACTTCTGGTCCGGTAACGTGCTTAGCCCGGCCAAACTCCGCGACAAGTGGACCCAGCTCGAAATCAACCGTAACAAGCAACAGGCAGTCGTGACAGCCAGCAAACCAAAACTCGACCTGACAAACACAGACTGGATTTACGGGGTGGATCTATGAAAAACATCGCCGCACAGATGGTTAACTTTGACCGTGAGCAGATGCGTCGGATCGCCAACAACATGCCGGAACAGTACGACGAAAAGCCGCAGGTACAGCAGGTAGCGCAGATCATCAACGGTGTGTTCAGCCAGTTACTGGCAACTTTCCCGGCGAGTCTGGCTAACCGTGACCAGAACGAACTGAACGAAATCCGCCGCCAGTGGGTTCTGGCTTTCCGGGAAAACGGGATCACCACAATGGAACAGGTTAACGCAGGAATGCGCGTAGCCCGTCGGCAGAATCGACCATTTCTGCCATCACCCGGGCAGTTTGTTGCATGGTGCCGGGAAGAAGCATCCGTTATCGCCGGACTGCCAAACGTCAGCGAGCTGCTTGATATGGTTTACGAGTATTGCCGGAAGCGAGGCCTGTATCCGGATGCGGAGTCTTATCCGTGGAAATCAAACGCGCACTACTGGCTGGTTACCAACCTGTATCAGAACATGCGGGCCAATGCGCTTACTGATGCGGAATTACGCCGTAAGGCCGCAGATGAGCTTGTCCATATGACTGCGAGAATTAACCGTGGTGAGGCGATCCCTGAACCAGTAAAACAACTTCCTGTCATGGGCGGTAGACCTCTAAATCGTGCACAGGCTCTGGCGAAGATCGCAGAACTCAAAGCTAAGTTCGGACTGAAAGGAGCAAGTGTATGACGGGCAAAGAGGCAATTATTCATTACCTGGGGACGCATAATAGCTTCTGTGCGCCGGACGTTGCCGCGCTAACAGGCGCAACAGTAACCAGCATAAATCAGGCCGCGGCTAAAATGGCACGGGCAGGTCTTCTGGTTATCGAAGGTAAGGTCTGGCGAACGGTGTATTACCGGTTTGCTACCAGGGAAGAACGGGAAGGAAAGATGAGCACGAACCTGATTTTTAAGGAGTGTCGCCAGAGTGCCGCGATGAAACGGGTATTGGCGGTATATGGAGTTAAAAGATGACCATCTACATCACTGAGCTAATAACAGGCCTGCTGGTAATCGCAGGCCTTTTTATTTGGGGGAGAGGGAAGTCATGAAAAAACTAACCTTTGAAATTCGATCTCCAGCACATCAGCAGAACGCCATTCAAGCTATCCAGCAAATCCTTCCAGACCCAACCAAACCAATCGTAGTAACCATTCAGGAACGCAACCGCAGCTTAGACCAGAATCGAAAGCTTTGGGCTTGCCTTGGTGACGTCTCTCGTCAGGTTGAATGGCATGGTCGCTGGCTGGATGCAGAAAGCTGGAAGTGCGTTTTTACAGCAGCATTAAAGCAGCAGGACGTTGTTCCTAACCTTGCCGGGAATGGCTTTGTGGTAATAGGCCAGTCAACCAGCAGGATGCGTGTAAGCGAATTTGCGGAGCTATTAGAGCTTATACAGGCATTCGGTACAGAGCGTGGCGTTAAGTGGTCAGACGAAGCGCGACTAGCTCTCGAATGGAAAGCGCGATGGGGAGAGCGGGCTGCATGACTATCAAATCAAATACGCCAGCACACGACAAGGACTGCTGGCAAACGCCGCTTTGGCTTTTTGATGCACTGGATATTGAGTTTGGATTCTGGCTGGATTCGGCAGCGAGCGACAAAAATGCTCTGTGCGCTCACTGGTTAACTGAGGCCGACGACGCGCTAAATTCTGAGTGGATAAGCCACGGTGCAATCTGGAATAACCCACCGTACAGCAATATCAGGCCGTGGGTGGAAAAAGCCGCTGAGCAGTGCATACAACAGCGACAGACGGTAGTGATGCTTGTGCCAGAGGATATGTCTGTCGGATGGTTCAGCAAGGCTCTGGAGAGTATTGACGAAGTTCGCATCATCACTGATGGACGGATTAATTTTATCGAACCATCGACAGGGCTGGAGAAGAAGGGAAACAGCAAAGGTTCCATGCTGCTGATTTGGTGACCGTTCATCAGTCCTCGACGGATGTTTACTACCGTATCCAAAGCGGCATTGATGGCGATCGGGCAGGGCGTCAGGAGGGCAGCATGAGACGACAGCGACGAAGTATCACCGACATCATCTGCGAAAACTGCAAATACCTTCCAACGAAGCGCTCCAGAAATAAACGCAAGCCAATCCCAAAAGAATCTGACGTAAAAACCTTCAACTACACGGCTCACCTGTGGGATATCCGGTGGCTTAGAGAACGTGCGAGGAAAACAAGGTGATTGACCAAAATCGAAGTTACGAACAAGGAAGTGTCGAGCGAGCTTTAACGTGCGCTAACTGCGGTCAGAAGCTGCATGTGCTGGAAGTTCACGTGTGTGAGCACTGCTGCGCAGAACTGATGAGCGATCCGAATAGCTCGATGCACGAGGAAGAAGACGATGGCTAAACCAGCGCGAAGACGATGTAAAAACGATGAATGTCGGGAATGGTTTCACCCTGCATTCGCCAATCAGTGGTGGTGCTCTCCAGAGTGTGGAACCAAGATAGCACTCGAACGACGAAGCAAAGAACGCGAAAAAGCGGAAAAGGCAGCAGAGAAGAAACGACGACGAGAGGAGCAGAAACAGAAAGATAAACTTAAGATTCGAAAACTCGCCTTAAAGCCCCGCAGTTACTGGATTAAACAAGCCCAACAAGCCGTAAACGCCTTCATCAGAGAAAGAGACCGCGACTTACCATGTATCTCGTGCGGAACGCTCACGTCTGCTCAGTGGGATGCCGGGCATTACCGGACAACTGCTGCGGCGCCTCAACTCCGATTTGATGAACGCAATATTCACAAGCAATGCGTGGTGTGCAACCAGCACAAAAGCGGAAATCTCGTTCCGTATCGCGTCGAACTGATTAACCGCATCGGGCAGGAAGCAGTAGACGAAATCGAATCAAACCATAACCGCCATCGCTGGACTGTCGAAGAGTGCAGGGCCATCAAGGCGGAGTATCAACAGAAACTTAAAAAACTGCGAAACAGCAGAAGTGAGGCTGCATGAATATCTACGAAAGAATTGATGGCAGCAAATACCGAAATATTTGGGTAGTTGGCGATCTGCACGGATGCTACACGAACCTGATGAACAAACTGGATACGATTGGATTCGACAACAAAAAAGACCTGCTTATCTCGGTGGGCGATTTGGTTGATCGTGGTGCAGAGAACGTTGAATGCCTGGAATTAATCACATTCCCCTGGTTCAGAGCTGTACGTGGAAACCATGAGCAAATGATGATTGATGGCTTATCAGAGCGTGGAAACGTTAATCACTGGCTGCTTAATGGCGGTGGCTGGTTCTTTAATCTCGATTACGACAAAGAAATTCTGGCTAAAGCTCTTGCCCATAAAGCAGAAGAACTTCCGTTAATCATCGAACTGGTGAGCAAAGGTAAAAAATATGTCATCTGCCACGCCGATTATCCTTGTGACGAATACGAATTTGGAAAGCCAGTTGATCATCAGCAGGTAATCTGGAACCGCGAACGAATCAGCAACTCACAAGACGGGATCGTTAAAGAAATTAAAGGCGCGGACACGTTTATCTTTGGTCATACGCCAGCAGTGAAACCACTCAAATTTGCCAACCAGATGTATATCGATACTGGGGCAGTGTTCTGCGGAAATCTCACATTGATTCAGGTACAGGGAGAAGGCGCGTGGGCATAAGAGAACTAAACCTCACCAAAGAACAGCATGAGTGGCTGAATGGCTGGCTTGAACTGTGGGGCGCATGGGTTTATTCAGGTCGTCTGGAAAAGCGCATGAGCAGCGTAATAGCGAAGTTCATGGAGAGCGTAGAGCCGGGAAGAGTTATGACAAGGCCAATGTGTAATGATGATGATGGAATGTTGATTTCTCAGGTCGTCGATTCCGTCATGTACATTGACAAGAAAGCCTTTGGAATCCTCCTCAGCTACTACGCTCATGGCTCTTCCAAGCACGCCATTGCATCTTACTATCATCGCGTCGCAAGACCTCGCAAGATGTTATGCCGTGGCGGCGGGCGCATTCAAAAACCATCGCTCGCAACCTGTCGACGGGAAGTTGACGAAATCCTTAATGCCTCGTTGTTTATGATTTACCCGGTTCTGGATAGTGCGTTTAAAAATCGGAAACGTGTAGAGAAAATTAAACATGTAGCATAG